TGAGCATAGTTAGCTGACAAACCATTTACATCAGCATAACCGATTTTAGCATTGTCTATAGTGCCGTTAGTAATATGAGCGTAATTAGCTGACAGCCCATTAACATTAGCGACGTTAATATTAGCATTGTCGATCACACCATTCTCGATATGAGCAAAATTGGTTTCAAGATTATCTATAATACCTTGGTTGGCTACAATTTTAGTGGCATTAATGCTATTACTAGCTAACGTTGACACAAATCCTGTAGCAGCTTCTATGGAACTAGCCGAAATATTACGAGTTTTCAATTCGTCTATTTCTGCATATGGAATATTCGTAAGTGTTGAGCCTTGAATTTTAGCACCTGTGATGGTGCCGTCTTTAATGTTACTATTCTCGATAGTAGAACTAGCAATTTTGGAACCCGTAATAGTAGCGTTCTTAAGGTTGGCTCCGTCGACTATACCTATAAGCTCATGTAAACTTCCATCGCCTTTGTATGCCGTTACACCTTGCGCATCTATAATAACGTGATCGGATGTAGCTTTTCCAATCTGGGCCATTTGTGCACCAAATAAAGCACGTATATTGTTAGCTGTATTACCTTGTCCATCATAGAATGCTACACTAGCAGATGTCATAACCGACAGATTATATAATGCTTTTCTGAATAAGAATCCCTGAGAATTCATTAACATATTATGATGCGGTTTTGTAATAGCATTATAATCAGAAAAGTTATCTTCTACAGAATTTTCCCAGCTCTCTCGTTGTTCTTCTGCAATATGAACTCCGAGTTCATCTGTCCAAAAATATTGCTCGGGAGCATTCATAATATCGGCAACCAAGTCGATAGTTTCTTCACGTATTGCTTCTGGAAGTGCGCGGATTTCGGTCCAGTCTACTTGAACTTCTGTACCGTCTTTCATTATAGCAAAGAAGGTAGCACCATCTTCAGCAAGATCTTGAAATGTAGCAGTATCATAATCGGTTATTATAGTATCCTCTACAACTTCTACTTCTGTGTATGATGTTGGTGGTGTTTCTGGTATGAAATCGTCAACTTCATCATATACAGTATTACCTGGAGTTGTGTTATATGGGTTATCATTCCATATACCGGCATAATCAGTATTAACCGAGGATGGATCTTTTCCAATCGATACGTCTTCCGATACGGGTTCAGTCTCTTCTATATATTCATCTCTGTTATAAAAATCCTTTATACCCATATAACACCTCCAACTAATTACTATTCGCCATCGTCCTCTTCGACTATTTCCTCTTCTTCATCAACGATTATAGAAGATGGATCAACATCAGAAGGAACCAACTTAGTTATAATTCGTCGATATATAAAATGATCAACTTCATCGTAGTCTATCATGCAACGTCCTTAGTATTAATTAACATCGGTAACAGTAACATATCCATCCGAAACACCAGCAGCTACATCATCGAAAACGATGCCTCGATAATCAGCTCCAACTGCTTTATTATTGCCAATTTTATATCCAACCATCAATCCTTTATAGAATTCAAGAGTTATGACTGATTTTTTTAATTTACCTTTTGTATAATAATCATATGGAATATCAATGGATATATCTTTTCCACTAGCATAACCAGAACCAACACTTAATTGTTTAACATTAAGTAATAAATTCGGACTGTTTATTTCTATACCTTGATAGCCATTGATGCCCATTGTATATTTGTTCGCCGAATCATTATTCAAACAAGAAATAGTACCGCAATCAATTTTAGTCGCACTATACCTCGGCGCATCCCATTTAAAACGAATGAAGCCATTATCCATAGAAATTACTGGTCTGGCAGAATACGATTCTTTACCTCTATAATATGTTCGTTTTACAACTTTTCCTTTTTTCTTTTTTACTTTTCGTTTAACTTTTTTCATAAGTGATGGAAACGTTGTTGTATTAAATACTTCAACTTGTCCGCCACTAATAGTACCATTCGTTTTAAGCGTTCCTTCACTTAAATTCCAAACAGAATTATTTTTACTATCTTTAATAGTGCCAGTGTTAATTATGTCAGCATTTATATATAATTCTTTATTTTTTAAAAATATACCCTTTTTCTTACTATTTTCAGTTAATACATTATATACAGATTGCTGATTCCAATATTCATCTTCCCAATCATCTTTATTAGTTTCAAGTGTAGTATTAATATCGTGATATATGTCCGATATTGCTTGCGTCCAATCCGACGCCATATTACCACGTTCTAATTGTGGAGAACAAATATATAAATAGTGAACTACAACCAATTCCCCATCATTCGGCGTTAAAGAATTTCCAAACTTTATTCTAACTTTATATACTTCATCATCACTTCCATATCCGGTTAATGAAAAAGTATATGAATATCTTTGCCACTTTGTTTTGCAATAATTTATTTTGCCAGTGTATTTATGTATTTTAGTTCCAGAATTCTCGTATACTTCACTTTCAAAGTTAGTATTTATAAAAGAAATTTGACATTTATCGCTCTCAGTTTCAATAATAGCTCTTCCGGAATTTTGTGGCGTCTCATCATCACGCTTTGCATAAAATGACAAAGTATACGTTGTATCAGCATAAAGAGGAATCCATTGTTGATATGCTATAGATTGTTGTGCAAGTCCTAAAACATTTTCAGTATCGGTTGGTGTTTTTAATGCTTTAAAAATTCTAGGATATATACCATCATCACTAGCTCTACCTAAAATCCATCCAAAATTACTATAACTATCATATGTATCAGCATTATATCCATCTGGTATTGTGTTGGTATTATCAAATTTTTTAGTACTTCTTAAATAATTAACACCACCGTATTGTGCATATCTAGCGGTTTCGGCATTTATCATTACACCGCTAAGACTTGTATCATTTTCTTTATCGACTATTATACTAGATGGTTGTAAACTAAAAGTCCCATCTACTAAATTCCAATAATTAAGTCCAGCAGCGTCAGACAATATTCCCGCTTTAATAACATCGGCGACTATAGTCCCATCATTTGTAATGCCTACTTTATACCAACGATCGTCGCTATTGTCATACCATTTTTTATTAACACCAGATGCAGATAGCTCATTTTCATATGCTTCACGTTCTTGTTGAGTTAAATCTGAAAGACTTTTATCCGAAAAGCCCAAACCATTCATGTCCCATTTCCATATACTAGCTTCGGGATCAGTCCAATCAGGTTTACTGGATATAATTATCGCTTGCGAAGTGTCGTTTAATTCAGTAATATTAACATAACCAGTAGTTCGTTTATTCAATTTTGCCGACATCTCGGCTTTGGCAGTGTCTAATAAATATGCCTTTGTAGGCAAAACATTAAGCTGCTTTGTAAATTTTTTAGCATCTAAACTAACTGATCCAGACATAGAACTATTAGTAGGTTTATTACCAAGTGTGTATGTTACTTGATCTGGAGAATCAAGAGGTATCGTAATAGTAGTTATTGGAAAATCTTTATCCAATCCATGCGGAGCAGAAATACATCTAACTTTATCAAGAAGTTTAAAACCTGGAATGTCTTTATTCAGATAATGCAGATCTAAAGCATTTAGTTGTATCTCCATATTGTCAAATTGCATAGAATTAATATACAATTGACTTAATTGTTTAAGCACATTCGGATCAGTTACTTCATTAAAATCTAAAACACTTTCTATCCAACCATATTCTTCATATGCTTCTTGATTTATCAAATACGGTATTCCATTATTCACACTAGCAATTGATAAATATTCTGCTTCCGATAACGCTGTATCACCACTATGCACAGTTGATGTAATACCAACATCAATAGTATCTGTCTGCGAATATCCAAAAATGTTAAATTTTATGGCTATTTTTCTAGAAGCACCAGACACACTGATAGTTTTTTTATTTTTTCCTTTAGCTATTTTATCATATAATTTATTTTGAAAATTATTTATTCCATTTAGCAATATGTCATGGGTCAATCTAGTGCGTAATTCATTACGCTCTTTTTTAGTTTTCACATATATGATTTCTCGGCTTTTAGCTTTAGCACCGAGAAAACCAGAAACCGATGAAGATACATTGCTAATAATTGTATCATTTTTAGGTTCAGGTTGATAAACAACTTTAGGTATTGGATCAGCAGTAACCCCAACTAAAGTTTTACCATCTATTTTTACACCGATCCATCTGCTTTTGTTTGTTTTAAAAACATCCGTTTTTAACTCAAAACCAGTAATAGTAATAGTACATTTACCAACTTTAGAATCGCCAGTTGGATTAGTAGTGGTTACATTATAAGAAAAAGTCCCCATATCACCAACAGTTATAGTAGACATAAAGACTCCTAATCTTCAATAATAATAGTTACATCATCTCCGTCATCGGAATTACTGACATAACTAGATGTTATACTAGTTTCTAATGTAGTAGATTCTAATTGAGCTCCACGAGGATATATAACAGTTACTAAATCCGCCACATCCCAATTTTTAGTAAAATTTAAAAGATTTTTTCCAAAATTAATCGTTTGTATAGCAGAATTATAATCAAAGGTATAATTGAGTATCGGAATCGGTGTCTCAGAACTACTAATATCATAATTACTATCATATGTAATGTAAATATGTCCACCTAAACTATCTATAAAATCACTTCGTATCAAATCCAAAGTCTTCTGGAAATCGGTTTCATAATCAAGAATACCAGAAATGCTACTATTAGATATCGATCCTATAGCAAAACGACGATCTTCTCTAACCTTAGCATTATGATTTTTTATTAGATTAATAAAATAATCTTTATTTGTTATCTTTGAATATTTAATTCTTGGTTGTAAAGTATCGTTCAAATATGCAAGCGCACCTTCGCATTCAAACTTTCGATTACCCCAAAAATCTTCGGATCCTTTTGTAACACGACCGGTCCATATAGTTTTATTTTCTTGCATAATTATTATCGTACTAGACATCTTACGAATATCATCATAACCTAGTCCATCTTTAGGTATCGTAAAAGAAAATGAACCAGCTGTATTATCGCCAATAGTTAATGATGGACTAATCAAATGAGCACCAGAATCGGGAGCTGCTTGATCATGTATAAGCAAATCGTTGACATAAACTCTATACATTATAAAACCATCCTTCTATACTCTATAGATCCGGATATTGGATTATTTGAACTAGTTCGCAATCTCAATATCATAGGATCATCAGAATTTTCAGCATTAGAAGATCCATCTACATTAGAAAGAATAATTTTATAAAGCAGTTGGTTATCAGCAACATTGGCTCCCATAACAGTAAGTGAATCATCATAAGATATGCTTAAATCCGGATTTAATACTGAAATTTGAACATTGGGTTTCGCAGTTCCGGATATACTTGTAATATTAATCCATGGTGTTATAGGAAATGATTTCCTATTGTTCAATGGATATAGATAAGTATAATCAGTGCCAACATTATTAAACTCTATTTTATCCGTTTCTATACTATACTTAAAAGGATCTAATGTATAAGAAATAGATAAATCGGACCAAGTACCATCATTATTTGAAGTCCAATCTATAGCGTATCTTCCCACATAATACCAATCCGGATCATCTGCTAAAATCATAGCACGTTGCCGCCCATGAAGATAATGTGTTATTTCTTCATATAGATCAACCCATCGTTCTTCATAATCATTAAGTATATGAAAATCGATATTGCCAGTTCTATTACTATATAAAGGATATCCAGTTAAAGCTTCGGACAAATCTATTGATCCTTGCCCTCCTGGTATATCCACAATATTCGATTTAAGGGAAGGCATAGCTATAACAGGGCGGCTAGACGGAACTAGATGCCAATCCACATAAGAATTTTTATCACCAAATGTAACAGAATGTGGAATTGGTACACTATTCCAATCACCATCCCAGCTCATAGCTATGCCTCCTTTGGCTAACATTTAACTAAAAAACACCTCGCATAGTTTGCGAAACTCTAGAACCTAATGCTCTATCCATATCATTGGCTATAGCTCCAACTAATACGCCGCTATCCATGAATATTTGCATTTTACTCATTTGATCTCCAAGTAAATTAATATCAGATCTCAATCCATTCATACAAGTTAAAATATCACTATAGTCATTTTCAGATGCGGCTAAATCCGCAATTTTACTTTTCAACTGATTAGTAGCTTCTATAGTTCCACTAATCTGTGCAGTACCACTAATTGTATTATTAACATCACCCAAGTACCCAACAATTCCATTTTGAACTCCAGAATCGTCAAACACTGGAGCAATAGTTGGGGTAAAACTATCAATCTGAGAATTAATACCATCATCAAACGCGCTAATCATTCCATAAGCCATAGATGCACTTGAATCAGCAGCCATGGAAGCATAATCATTAATACCGTTGATAAGACCAAGTACAAAGTTTTTACCGCCACCGTAAGTAAGTCTCGAAGGTGAATGTTCGTCAAGAGTATGCGTGATAGCCCTCCATGCATCATTAGCTAAGCTGCATGCAGCATCCCATATTTTACCAGGCATACTTGTTAAACCATCAATAAAACCTTGAACGAGATTGGCACCGGCGTCCATAATGTCTTTTACAAATCCACCAATTGCACCAAGAATGCCCCCATTACCATCTTCACCGGTAAGCCATTTGCCAGCTGCATTGGCAATATCGGTAATACCATCGATAATCGCCTCAACTATAGACTGTATAAGATGCCCAATAGCATTGAATAGTGCATCGTGATTTTCATCAATAGCTGTAGCCAAACCGTCAATAAAACCTATCAGCATCTTAAATGCCGAATCGACAATTTCGGGCATCTTCTCTGTAATACCATTCATAAATGCAATAGCAATGCTTATGGCCGACTCGGTAATTTGCCCTATATTTTCTGCTACTGCATTTAAGAATCCTAATAAAATATCCATAGCAGCTTGTGCCATCTGTGGTACAAATGTTGCTAATTGCTGTAACAACGTTAATAACAGAGTTAAAAGCGTATTCGTAATTTCCGGAATAGAAGTCTGAATAAAAGTCAATAACGTCTGGAGTAATGCGAATAATGTTTCGCCAATTCGAGGCATTTCGGCAATAATAGCTTGAAGAATTGTATCTATAAGAAGACTAATGGTTTCAACAAGTAATGGACCTTCTGTTTGTAAGAAGACGAATAACTCAGTAAATAACGTTGTTAGCCAATTGAAGAAATTGGGTATTTGTCCAGTCAAGAATGTCCATAGCTGATCAAAGAATACAGTAAGAGCCTCGAAAAATCTTGGAGCTTCTTGTGTAACGAAATTAATGAATATTTCAGCAATCTGTACCAAGAACTCCAATATTGTAGCACCAATTTCTGGAAGAAGCTGCCTAATCCCTTGAAGAATAGCCTTTCCGAGATTAACCACTGCAGCAACTATTTTAGCGGCACCATTACCAAGTGTAACAACCATCTCAATAAGTGCAGAAGCAAGAGCAACAGCTAACTGAGGCAAGAACAAAATAGCATCTTTTAAGAATTGTAAGAAAGCCTGTGCAGCAGCGTGGTGTGCAAATGAAGTTAACGAATCAGCTATGCCTTGTAATCCAGCGCCTATGCCAGCACAAATAGGACCAAGAACTTGAGCAGCCATTAAAGTTCCGACAAGTAACGCTAGAGCCTGAGCAACCATTAGAATACCAGAGCCAATTAAGAACAGATTCGGTCCGTTAATGACCGCAGCCGCAACACCAAGAGCAACTAATGCACCAGCAAGAACCGCTGCTAACTTACCAAGATCCTCCCATGATATACCTGCAAGACCCTTAGCAGAAGAGGTGAGCATCATCATTGCTGTACCAAGCATGAGAAGACTTGCTCCGAGCATCATCATATCGTCGCCAAGATGCGCTTTTGCAATAATTGCTGTTGCTCCAACCATACCGATTAGTGCCGCTGCCATTACAGTAAGACCCTTAGCCAAATCCTGCCACGGAATGTCTTTAACCATTACGACAGCACTAGCAAGTATTTTAATCGACTCAGCCATCATAATCAGACCTAATGCGGTACTAGCTTTAAAGCTTTTCCCCCATTTTGAAAGAGCTATAGCTGCTCCAACTAATCCTGCCATCATCAATGCCACAGCACCAAGACCCTTGGCCAAAGATAGAAGATCCATGCCACCAAGAATCTTAATTGGGATTATAAGAAGGTTTAACGCAATAGCCAAGCCAATAAGTGTTCCAGCAACTTTGGGAAGACTACCTTCAACTTTGGCCAATTCTTTAACAACTTTCACCATCATTTGCATCATGACGGCTATGGCAATAAGTCCTTTAACTGTATCGGCAATTTCCATATTACCTATGATAGCAATAGCCCCAGCCATCATAAGAATAGCATTACCCAACGTTTGAATAACACCAGCAATAGCTGCCAAAATAGCTGCATCAGATTTTCCAAATGTTTTTAAACTAAGTAAAAGATTATCAATTAATTTAAACATTGCCGCAACTGTAGCAATAGCTGTGGCTAATGCAGTTGGGTCAATCATTGCAATAATAAATAAAGCTGCCGCAATTTCAAGAAGTGCTGTAGCAATATTTTTAATGCTATCAACTTTAAATTTTTCTCCAAGTGATCCCGCCAATTCCTCAAATGCATCACCTATTTGTGAAAATACACCTAAGAAACCCTTGAAATCACCAGTACCTTCTTTCAACTCTTTAAACAAATCAACAAGTTTCTTTATTACAACGCCTATTCCACCAGCCTCAAGAACTTTTACAAAGTCAAGTTCTCCATTTTCATCTGAGAGAATATCTTTAAGCCGTTGCAAAAATCCTTTAATCCCATCAAGAACAGTATCAAGCAATGTCATGTCCTCGGTACCGCCAAGAGCATGCTTAATGCCATCGCCAATTGCTTTAAATAAATTTGATACTTTCTCAAGAAGATTAACATCTTTAAGTGATCCGAAGAATCCAATAAACTTATCAGTAATGCGACCGATAATATCAGAAAGTTTCGGAACACCATCTTCTCCACTAACCAATGACTTAATTACTTCTGATACATCAGTTAACTTATCGCCCCAATCATTTAGAGTATCAGTAAAGGTCTTACCATCCGGCAAGAAACTACTAACGATTTCCTTAAGACCATCCCATGCTGCAAGTAAAACATTACCAACAACATCTGCAACGGCAGTAAGAACTTTAAATATACCTTCAAACAAATGCTGGAGGCCAGACATCATTTCTGCATTGGGGATTAAAGATTCTGTAAATGCCTTAAATCGAGATGCTAATTCTTTAAGGATATCAACACCATTAAACAGCCAATCACCAAACACATTAGCAAATGCTGCTGCAACTGGTGAGGCTATACCAATAAAACTCTTTAGAATGTTGAAAAGCCCCTCAATAACATCTCCAAATATTTGAAACGGCTTTATTTTGTCTGAAGACATTATCTCGATAATGTTATTAAAAAACTTTGTAAAACCGCTAAAATCAACAGAATCTTTAATAGTATCTATAAAGTTGTTAAAGCCACTTGAAATACTTTCAAACAATATCTCAATTTCAGAAACATCTTCATTCATTAGCATTTCACTAAATGCATTTGCAAAACTACTAAGTTTTTCGCCAATTGTACCTAGTAAATTGGAAAATGTACCAAATGGCGAAATAAGATGTTCTATTACCGAACCAAATGCGTCAAATGCAAAAACAAATGAATCAAATTTTAGAAATACCTGCTCTGTAAATACGTCTTTTAACCCATTAAAGAATTTAATAATTCCATCTAGATTCGAATTACCACCAAAATGTTTCTGAATAGCTTGACCAAAATCTTTAATCCTACCAGAAATACCAGAAAACATTGTCAAGACAGAATTTAAAGTATCAATACTAAAAATATCAGATTTAAAAAAACCTTTTAGAACATTACCTATGCCTGAAAAAACATCTTTAACGCCAAGAAAACTACGTCTAGCAGACTCAGCAAACCATTCAAATGCTTTTCGCAATTCACCAAGAATTCCCGTAGCTTTTCCAGCTTCATCAAAAGTAAGACTATTTTTAAAATCTTCAGTAAATTTCAACAGGTCTTTACTCATAGCAATGAGTTTTTGACCGTTCATTGACATATCAGCTAGTGGATTGTTATTACCTTTTGTATCTTTACCCCAAAAATACCAATCCCAAGCTTCTCTAAACTGAACACCAATCTCAAGTAATCCCTGAAATGTATTTCGAAGACTCTGAATTACAGCCTCTCGACCACCCATCTCATCGGCGACCATTTTTCCGCCTTTGACAACTTTGCCATCAGCAGCATATATAAGTTCGCCAGCTTCATTATATGAATAAGCAGCCTTAGACCATTCAGCAAGCATTGCATTTCGAGAATCAGCAGACTTTCCAATATACATATTAAGAATATCAGAAATTTCTGTCCACAAACGCTTAGCTTGCTCAAAGTCACCAATTATGTATTCCCAAGATTGCGTCCATCCAGACTGAAGAGCTTCCTTCAGTGTATCAATGAGCTGACTAAAAGTCTTAACCTTAGTAGCAGCATCCGTTGCAGCTGTACCCATACTAAGAATATGATCGATTTGCTCATCGCTAAAGCCTTTTTCAGCCCACTTAGTTCTAAGATTTTTCTCTTCTTCATCTGTTAAAACTTTTAAGGAACTCGTCATTTCGTCGATCATAGTCTTCGAATATCCACGAGCTTCCCACATTTCACGCATTTGTTTCACTTGGGATTTAGTGTAACCCTCAGATCCAGCAGTAAATTTCTCGAGAGTATTCGTTAAAACTTCTGCACTAATCCATCCAGAACTCAATGACTCTCGAAATGTCGTAGCGCCTTGAGTAAGTGCAGTAAACTGCTCGTCGGCAACGCCCATTGCTTTTGCAGTATCAATAAGCTCATTCTGGAATAGTTTACCGCCCATACCCGCATTAACTACTGAGTTCCAGTCCTGAAGCTTTACCGAACCAGCAGCAATAGCCTGAGAAAGCTGGTACATTGCAGTCGATGCTTGCTGAGAATTCGAGCCAGACATAGCTGCCAAGTTTGCAATACCCTTAATAGAAGTAGCAGCTGTATCAAGTTCAACACCGGCCGCAGTAAATGTACCGATGTTCTTAGTCATCTCAGTAAAATTATAAATCGTCATATCGGCATATTGGTTTAACTCATCCAATACGCTATTGACTTTTTCAATACGATCATGTTCTGTAGTTAGACCATTCTCGATAAGTGCATCATTTGTATTAGCAAGAATTGTCTGAACAGAATTGATCTGAGTTTCATATTCCTCAAGACCCGATTTCAAAGGAGCTACAGTAATTTCTTTTACAAGATTCTCAGCAACACCTTGAACTTTGTCAGTAATATTCTGAAGAACACGAGTAGCCACTACATCAAGAGCATTAAAGCCTTCTTGCACTTTACTAACGCCACTATAAAGTGCATCCATGCTAGTGTTCTTAATTGAACCGCCAAGATTCTCAAGACCTCTAGCAGCTCCTTCAAAATTCAAAGCATCTTTAAGCTTTGCTAAAGTCTGTAGAGTAACGCCAGCATTTTGTTCAAACGAGCCGTTGTCGAAGACCATCTGCACAACATTTTTAACTACTTCAACACTCACAGACGACCAACCTCCCTAGTTAGCTCATTTGCCATCTCGTCGAATGTCTGTTTTAATGCCGGATTAATGTAATCTCGTCCTTGGACATAGCCTCCATTACGAGTACCATGACCATATTGAAGGATTATTGCGATATTAACACCGGCATTAATATTAGAGTTATCAAACTGTATAGTATAGTTGCCACGATCAACAACTATTTCGTAGCTCCAACTTCTAGCAGTTTCGCTACTATCAACTGGCGTAGCAGCAGATAATAATTCAACACCACGTTTTCCATACTTATTAAGTATCGACACGACATCTTTACTATCTTTAACTCTTTTTAAGTATTTTTCAACTCTTGAAAAATCACTTTTAGTTTTCACGCTTATCATATTACCCCTTAGTGTTAAGGGCTTTCTTTCTAGCAGCATTCAATGCTCTGTTTTGAGTAAGAACTTCTCGTTTACTCATCTTCTTAGGATTATTTTTCGCATTACAAACTTTTATAAGCATGATCAAACGATGAATGTGCCATTTTTCGCATTCAAAAGGTATCTGATAAGCAACCATCCAATAATAAATCAATTCCGAAGTCACTATTTCCTTCTTAAAAGGATTATTAGATTTATCAGTAACTGTCGTTGCCGTCATAGGATGATTAATATAATTAGTAATAGCTGTCATATTATCAGGTGTCAAAGCATTGTAGACATTTTTCGGCACATTAGAATTCAAAGTCATACACCGAATGTAATCTAGAAATTCAGCTGGAGTAAGCCTATCTTTCTTATCTGTCGCTAAAAAAGGTTTACACCACCTTGACTCCCATTTTGAAATAGAGAGAAGGGAATGCTCCAATTTTAGCTGAGTATCCTTAGTTTGGATAAAAGTTTCGGTAGCCTCATCAAATAATTCAGTACCTGGAACTGTAATTTGGAGCATTCCCTACCTCTATTCACTAGTTAATCATTGATTAGATCCATTAAAAGCCTTTATGGAAGCAAGAAGCTCCTGCTTTGGATCTGCTCCCAAATTCTCGCGTGCTGCAGAAGGAATTACACCGACAATAAACTCGGAAGCCTTATCGGCATTTGTGACAAGCTCCCAATAAATTTGCTCAAATGCGGGGGATTGCTCAAATGCCTCTCGAACCTCATCATTTTTGATGAATCGCTTACCATCGGGTGATTTAACACCGTATGCCGTAAGAAGAACCTTCTTAATCGTAGAAATAACAGTATTCATATCCTTAGCATTAATAAGCGTCTGAATAGAACCAGTAAGTGATTCGCCGGGGCCAAACCCATACTCAAGCTCAAGACATTCAACCTTGTTTAGATTAAAATAGAAATCTTCAGTCTGAGCATCACCATTATAATCTTCATAAGTTACGGTTTTCTTAAACATCTGCTATGTCTCCTTTCAAGAGCTTATTTTTTAAGTAAGGGCCGTAATAACCGCTGCAGGAAGCGGAAGCTTAGCATCAACAGTCGACGCCCCGCCAGTACCATACAGAATAGACTCAAGAGCAGCAAGCTTAGCCGCAGTAGTCTTAGTACTGTCAACAGTGATGATAGAAGTAGGCTTAAAGCCGGTTACATCAACTGGAGTCGTAGTAACAGACCAGCTAAAGCTAGTTGCCTCAGGCGAGTCATTGACGGTTGCATAGTTGCGATCAGACGGTGATGCGAGACAACCATAAACAAGATGTAGCTTGTAACCAAAATCCGACTGCTTCTGATCGTTACCAATAAGAGTACGGTAAGAAAGACCAAACATCTTACGAGGCTGCTGACCGATAATGGCACCCTCAACAATCTCGCGAGAACCATCGCACTCCTCGAATTCGTCGGGATACGTATAGGCCTCGATGGAAATGTTGGCTTCCTCAGCAGAAATAAGATTGAGGTACTTAATGTTGTCTGCCCAAAGAGGCGAAGGTTCTCCACCAGAAGCAGACTGACTAATGCTAGTAACGCCATTCCATGCAACGCCGGCATCATATGGATCGGTCTGATCAGTAATAGTGTCCTTAATAGGATAGAGAACAACACGGTCTACGCCAGTCTCGTACAAGCGCTCGCCAGTTTTGTCCCACTCAAGAAGAAAACCAGGAGTAGGCATATTATCTCCTTAATAATATAGCGTAAACGAATCATGATTTAAACCATCAGCAGTATAGAATCGGTCATACGAACAATAAGGTAACTCAAGAATTTTGTTAACCAAATTACTCTCCGGAGAGCGACCGATAAGTATTACAGAATATCGAACCATTGAATTATAAGTTCGATTATCGGCATACTTTTGTTCTATATCGCTTCTTTGATATATAATGCATGGATAAGAAAGTTTTATAGTAGCAGGAGGCTGAAAATAAACATTATTGGATCCTAGGATGTTCATCAAAATCTCCTTGAGTTTCAACCGTCGGTCCATTGTATACACCTCCTATACTAAGCGTCAAACGCGGGTATGAAACGTCGACGCTACTCACTTCCCAATATCCGCCAAGCCATTTTATATATCGAATAGAGTTAAGATGATTCGAAATATAGGGGTCGGCGACTATCGAAATTGTATTACTTATGTTAAGATTCTTGTTAAGATACTCACCATTATCCCAACGTCGAGTATTTCTGGAAATCTCGCCTCTGTATTTACGCTCTATTATCGGAACTTCAATCCAGATATCAGAATCCGGTGAATCTTTCATAGTATCAACAAATCCAATAGGACCATAAAATCTAGCCAATTTGCCGACCCCCTTTCAAATCATTCCATTTTGAACTAATTCTTTGCTAACTCAAGCTGTGACAAATCGTAAGACTGGGTCTTAGTACTCGTACCATCAGTCTGAGTAATCACAAACTTCTGATTAAACTTGTTGCTAACCTTGAAGACCCCATTCTTATCTGGATCATTAATAATCTCAACAAGTCCACTACCGGCTGACGGGCTCATGCCAACCTTAACACTGGTAAGATCCGTAAAATCATTATCAGACAGATCAAGAGCCATAAAGTATCCATTGCCCCACTGAGAAGCAATTGCTCCACTGTCAAGATACTTCAGCTTACCCTTAATAGCATTTCCGCTAATAGTAACATCTTCCTGGATGTCAGTCACATCTGTTTCAAATAAAGTCTCCTCGCTCGAGACTGCCTTAAGAGCGAGGGCGCTTAAGGGTTTACCGTAGAAGCGTCGACCTCAAGAGCAATTGCAGAATACGGAAGCGTAAGAGCACCAGAGCAACGCGTCTCGATCAGGTACTTCATCTGGTTATAGTCGATATCAAAGTCATCGAAGAGCGAAACGGCTCCACCCTTATCAGCGCCAAGACTATAGTCAGCAGGATTGACGATGATGGCAAGAAGGTTCATCGTAGCAGCAGTAATACCAGCTTCCGCATCAGCCTTACGAGAACGCGTAATGCCCTCCATGACGGGAACCTCGACGATCTCAGACACACGCATAGCAGTGGCAAGCTCGTTCATGTCCTTGTAAAGACGGCGACCAATGCTATCCTTTGCAAGCAGCATGTCGGAGATAACCTCATTAGTGGCAAACATCTTGGGGTTGCCAGTACCCTTGTAATCCTTACGAGCACGAACAGCAGCGTCAACAATACGAGATGCCTTCTTATCATCGGTATCATTAGCACCGTACTTAACCTCATAGTAAATGGTGTAAACATCATCATCGCCATAGATCGGGCGAATCTTGTCCTCCTTGATCTTGTCGCGATCATTCACACCACGACCGTCGCTAATCAGAATAGCACGGCAGATTTCTTCATTAAGCATGAGACGAAGCTCTTGCTTAAGCCATGCGATAACATCAATATCAACGATATCGACGACATCATCCCTATCGAGGGTCTGCTTCTTATAAATCGTCTGAGGAGTTGTCTCGCGGCTAAGCAGCGAAATAACCTGATCGACCTTCTTATTCTTCTTCACATAACCCTTAGCACGAGCAGCATCGGGAGTGAGATCGGCAGCAACAGACTTAATGCGAGAGAAAGGAGTGCGCTTAATCGAGCCCCACAGAATATCAACCCAGCCCATGTTGCGGGTAATCATGTCAGGCTCAGGGCGGACCATCTTCGCTTCGGGGAAGAGAACATCAAGATTCTCAATGCCATGCTCGAGGAAGACACCCTTAAGCGAAGTAGCATTAGTAGCATCAGCCATAATGGCATTAAACTCGTCATGCGTCAGGACGTCGTCCTCCTCATAGTGAGAATCATCGAAAACGTTGTGCTTCATGTCAAAACCTCCATCAAAACTATGTTTAACATCATCGGAACCATTAGCAGAATCCTGGGCAACCTGAGAAAGCAGATAGTACACAACATTCTTCTGCTCCTCATTAAGAGTGTTGAAAACATCCTGTACAGTCGCATCATCGTCTGCGTGCTGCATGTCTTCATCTTCGTCTTCATCATCTTCCGGATCATAATCATCTTCGTCATCATCCGCATGCTCAAGAGCGTTATTAATAGCACCCTCAATAACCGCCTGAACAGCATCGACCTGATCATCGGTAAGATCATCAAGAGCATCATTATCGTCGAGATCATCGAGCTCATCGTTAATAGCAGCACTAATGATAGCTTCAATAGCATCGATCTGCTCGTCACTCAACCCATCAATAATATCCTCAATAGATTTGCGTCCGTTAGCCACATTATCCTCCTTATCATCGGCGTGACTAAAATACTCAATAGAATTGAGGCCAGTATAAATAACTGCGTCATCCTCAGATTCCGTATAAGTACCATCCATGTGTGCAAAACTAACATTCTCAATTAGTGCACCCGGGTTGGCGCCAGCAAGGACAAGGCTAACCTCTCGAATAATACCGTGCACAACATCGCTACCACGTTGCTTAAGGCGGTTCGCATAAATGGACATGGAAACCACGTCTCCGTGTTTTACCATTTCTTTAGCATGTTGCCCTGACGGCGTATTATTAAACGTCGCATATGCATACACACCATCATCACGATTTTCAAGAAGAGCATGACCAAGTACATTCGTAGGATCGGTATGAACATGCTGCCATACCAATGGAACAGTCTGACCATCATTCTCTTTAAATGCATCGTGACGGATTACGCGACCGTCTGCGCAACGCAGATCGTTCTTAGTGGCATAACCACAAAAATCGTAATCAGTACTCATATTACTTCCTTATAATTACATCATTTAAGTGACCCGCTAATAACATTCGTAATTTTGCCAATCTTTGAAGAAGTCGTTACAGCAGCTCTGTTAGTATTAGTTTTTTTCTTTTTATGCTGTTTAGAAGGCGTTTTACCATACCTAGCATCACGCGCGCTTTTCTTCAAAGCTTGACTTTTTGCAAATTTGTTATCAGATTCTTTTCGTTTATCCCAATAAGAGAACATGGAATCGTCTGATCTAAGCTTGTCTATTTCACTTTTATACTTATTGACGAATACTTTTTTATTAGTTTTCGCTATAGTTTTTTTATTTTTTGACACTTTTTTACTCATAGAATGAATTTGTTTTAAAACGCTAGAATTACTATAACTACCACCATTATTTCGCAGCCTTTGTATATGTTCTGCAAATTTACTTACTTCATCTAGCATTTTAGAATCTAATTCATTGTTTGTTTTCTTAGTAAGTTCGTCTCGTTCGCGTTCCATTTCTTTTTTAATATATGCAGCAGCCGCTTTACCCTTTTCATTAAAACCCGATGTAGAACCACCTTTGGTTTTTTGTTTTAATCTTTGAATGGCATCTTTTTTTGCCATCTGTCTAGATCTTGTTTTAGCAGCTATTTTATCCGATCTTTCTTGTTTTTTATAACGAATGTCTTTTATTTTTTTCTGTAATGAAGCTATCTGTTTCTTAATACTATCTCTATTCTTAGCTCGATCATACTTATTCATATTTTTTAAACTATCGCGGAGTTTTTTAATATCTTTTCGCACTGAAGCTATCTGCTTATTAGTTTCTTTATTCAATTTAGTAATAGATTTTTTACTGTTAATGCTCGATAATCTGTTAGTTAACTTAGAAATTTTAGAACCAATTTTTCTATTAGTAATAGCATCCTGCTGCTGTTTTTTAGTTTCAGATAAATATCCTGGATCACTAGCAGCACTAGTACCATCACCCCTGGATCCACCATAACGATTATCATAGCCTTTAAGTTCTCGAGTTCTCATGTAATACTCGTGAGCTTTATTAGGATCATAGTATTTACTAGCATATGCCATACTATTCACCCATTTCACTGCTTAATCGATGAAGAATTTTTTCACTTTTACTGAGCTCATCATCCGCATCTTCATCAAGTAACTGCTGAAGATCGTCTAATTCAGCATCAAAATCATCTTCATCTATGCTATCATCATTATTTGTCAAAGCATTAGGATCAACAGCACTAATTGGCATGTTCTTGTTAATAAGCTGATCAGAACGAGGCTCATCATTTGGCTTGTAACCAAGAATGGATCTAAACTCATTCGCAGAAAGAATCTCGTTACGACTAAGTGAATTGGCCATGTCACCAACCTCACCAGGAGTAACCATATCGAATGCATCTATAAAGTATCCGATTTTCTGCCCTTGAGTTCGTGCAGTAGGTGTCAGAAATTTTCTAGTAAACTCCAATTCGATAAGATCCAGTATTGGCTTCAATACTTTCTTATTATACACAAGAGTTTGTTCCTGATTAGCAGTTCCTTGAAATACCGTAGAACTTATTCCTATCTGATTATATAACTGATCAGTAAGAGTTTGGATCTGAGCAGGAAGATCGTTCTCGAGAGGTCGATTAAGCTGAGTAACTTTTTCTGTAGAATCGATATACGCTACACCATATTTCGATTCTTCCAACTGATTCTCTAGTACTTTTCGACGCTCTTCAGCTTGAGCAATTCTAGTAGGAGATTTTAATGAATATGGTAGCTGAACGAGCATGTTCAATTTTGTAGACACCTTTTGACCATCAATTTGGTCTAGAAGATTCATTTTATAAACAAGACGTTTCAAAGTCGAATTAGGCTCATTCATGACGGAATAAAATGGATTCTCAAGAATCGCTACTTTTTCTTTTGGAAGCGTAATAGTTTCTTGATTACCTGTTCGTTCATTATAAACTTCCATGGTCACATGCGCTGGTTTCCAATCTATAATACGACCAACGCGCATCGACAAAATATCAAATGACTTATTACGATCAAGATTAGTAGTTGTATCGACCGGTACTGATGCAACCACACCCTCATCGAGCATAGATAAGACTAAATCCATCCAAAAATCTCGAGAAGTTTGGTCAAGATTAGCAGACAATGTCATGCACTCGTTTAGACCGGATTTAATCGTTTCGATATAACGACCGTTTTCATCCGTTCGAATGTGCTGAATCTGAATAGAAGCGACGTCATTTGCAATCCTATTATAAATAGAATTCAGAATTGAATGTTCATTACTAAAACGCATCCGACGTCTATCGCCTCTGTAATAACCAGGAGAGCCAAAACTGCTAAATAAAGACTGAGAATAAGTTTCACTATTCTCTTCTTTTCGCTTTGGTTCTGTCTGAAAAGCATTCCAAGCACTAGACAAACGATCTTTTAGAGACATTACTCACCTCCTAACTTTTACTAGTTTTATATAATAATTACTATTTTATTGTCATTCAGAATTTTTACGCAATATTTTGTATAATCTAAATTTTATTCTATCTCAATCTGTAAAAAATTATCCAAACATTTCACGATTAAGTTTATACGCAACATAAGCATCCATCATAGCGGCAACACTATCGATTTTCTTATCGTTACGCTTTTTCAAAAGTTTGCGGTTTCCATTCGTATCCTCAAGTGTTATACAATTCCCCATGCAAAAAGACATCAGCTCTTCATCAAATAATAGCAATCTTTCTTCAGCTAACTTTTTAAGCTCGCCAAGGGGCACAGATTCCGTACGAGCACCCTGTATTACTTTCTCTATTCCATATGGACCATTTTCGGTTTGCCACTTAGCAACAAAATCTTTAGCATTATACGGATCGAATCCGAAACACACTACATCATAATCAGAATTTATAATGAAGTTATCAAGATCCTCATAGACTTCCATCATATCGAGAACGGCCCCATCTAATACTACAAGGCTTGTCTCTTTTATAAATTCTTCATACTTTTGTCGCATAGCAAGCGGTAACTTTTTAACAGTTAACTCGGACACATAGCATCTAGTCTTAACGCCAAATGCACCATCGCGCAACGGAAACAAGAACGTAAAAGCGCAAAAGTCATCGCCTTGTGATAGGTCCGCGCCCATAGCACATTGCATAGACCAGAAATCATGTTTACGATGAGGAATAGTCTCTTCGTATGTAAAGAAGTATGTGTAGCCTTCCATTGGGATGCCAAAACGCTTAGCAAGAATGTCATTACGAGAAGAAGGATTCTTTTCAGCACGCTCAACATCTAATTGATAAACTTCATAGCTAACAGTCTTACCAATATTCGGCTGAGCCTTCATCCACATAGCAGGATCGGCAACTTCTTTTACATCATCAAGTTTGTAATACCAAATGGACACATGGGGATTTATGTATTCACCTTTAAGAATAGACATTAATTCCATTTTGATTGTGTCGCCAGCACTATTACGAACAGTACCTTCTGAAGAAGTAGCGATAATTAGATAGTCATCATTCTTAGAAGCACCTTGTTCGATAGCACCAATAACGTCTTCACGAATGTCTCCCGAAAGCCACTCATCGACAGTGGCTATCTTGCAACGAGATCCCTGAAGCTTATCAATCGACATTGGGCGAGATTCTATAATGGA